ATGGTTGGCATTTCTTGTTTAACTGGGTTACCAGTAACATGTGATATTGCATTGAGTGATGCTCTTACGAATGTATGAGCGCCACCACCTTTACCGTAAGCAACTTTACCAACTTGCATTGTAATAGTAGTTGCGTCAGCACTTGTAATGTAATATGGGTTGTTATAGTATGGATCGCCAAGTTGTGGAGATGGATGCTCTGCAATATCTCCGTCTAAGCTACATGTAAATACGATACTTTCAGGAGCAATCATTACGTGATCGCCAGCTTTAAGACCGTGACCTGTACCTAATGTTGCTGTAAAGATTCCTGTATCAGGATCATAAGATGCTGTACTTGGAGTAAACTGATTACCAATTTCTCTTGGAACTGCTTCGTTACGAACAACATGTTGAACAACTTTAGCCATATATTCGAAGGCTTCTCTTGTTGCTTGACGTTGATCGATTGGTAAGATATTTACTGCATTCTTAAAGTAAAGTTCTGCTGTTCCATGCATTGCAGCGTTACCACCGTATTGAATATCATGCGATATTGCATCAACGATATAACCTGTATCTCTTCTGCATCTTGCTTCTTCGTATTGTAGGAAGCTAAACTTATCATTTAAGTATTGAACAACTGAAGATCCTAGAGCTTCTTTGCGTCCAAGGATAATATCTTTTCCAGCTTCTTGATCGTAACCAGTAGCAGCAGCGTCAGTAACTGTAGCTTCTCTTGCCTGTGGTAGATTAATTAATGAATCATCAGTAATAATATCTGCAACGATCTTAATAAGTAATTCAACCTCGATACCAGATGCACCAACTACGTTACCGAATCCAGATGTTACCTGAGGTTCAGCGTTTCCAGTTGTTGGAGAAACTGTTTGCTTAAGAACAACTTGTTCAGCTACTGCAGCTAAGTGGTTATATAATGCGGCAGTTGGAGCTCTTTGAGCTTCAGGTAATCCAACATTAATACCATTTTCAAAGTATAGTTTAGCAAAGTCTCTCATTGCAACATTAGAACCATGTCTAATATCGTAAGCTGCTGCTTGTATTAAGAATCCTGTATCTCTTCTACATTTTGCTTCATCATATACTAATGAACCGTGATTCTGAGTAATCCAAGCAATTGCTTCTTCTTGTATGAATGGAATGTTAAGAGTTAAACCAGCAGTTGCAGCTGCATCTGAGTTACCAACATTTGCAATACCGTAATCATAAGTAATTCCAGCAGTACCATTCTTCATAATGTTAATTATGTTAGTGAATGCGTTAGTTGCTCTTGTTAATGGAGCGCCAGTAAGTCTTGGTAAAATATCATCTCTTACATATTCGATAGCTTCAACTGTTTCTGATAATTGCTCGTCAATAACATTTTGAGCAAGTGCTGTACCTACGCGGTAAGCTCTACCATAGTATTGTGAAGGATAATCTGAGCCTGTTTGAACATCTCTTGCAACAGCATCGATAATGAATCCAACGTCTCTAGCACATTTTGCTTCGTCGTAAGTATAGTTGTTATGTCTAACAAAACGAACAACTTCTTCTTGGATAAACTCTCTGTTCCATTGTAATGTTTTTCTTGCGAATGTTCTGCTTGGATCCATTAAAGGACCGCCTGTAGCAACTGGTAATGGACGTGGTGTCTGTTGACCAAGTGATATATCAAGTGATCCAGTATAATCTGGAACTACTAATCTGTCATCAACTACATTAGCAATAATCATTGCAAGGTTCTTAGCAGCTAATCCTGTTGCAGCGTCAGCAGTATCAAGAGTAACATTTTGCATTTCAAGGTTACCAGTAACTTGTGATAATCCATCAGTTAATGCGCTTACAAATGTATGAGCTCCTGTATATGCTCCAGCACCTGATACCCACATCGTAATAGTTGTACCTGTTACTCCAATAATTGGGCAAGGCTTGTGGTGGAATCTATGATGTGCTTCTGGACTTGCATGATCAGTTGGGCCTGAACCTGTATCACAACTAAATGTAATTGCGCCTTCGGTAAACCAAATATAATCGTCAGTTGTTAATGTATGAGTACCAATTGTTGCAACCATAATACCAGTAACTGGATCGTAAGTAGCAGTAGTTGGAGTAAACCTAGAACCGAATACTGGTTCAACGATTTCGTTCTTAACAACTTTTTCCATTACATCAGCAATATGAGTAAATGCTAATCTTGATGGTTCTCTTTGATAATATGGTAATGTATTTACTGCGCCTTCGAAGTAATAATTTGCATTATAAACTGTAGCAGTATCTCCACCATATTCTAGATCTTCTGAGATTGCGTCAACAATGTAACCAACGTCTCTTGAACATTTAGTAACTTCATAACCGTGACCAGAATATTCTTCGTAAATATGGTCAATGATTTCAGTTTGATACTTAGGTTTCTGTCCAAGTATTGCTTCTGATTCAGATTTAAGCGGATAGTTTGAAGTTAATGCATAAACTGGTTCTACAACTGTTGGAACTGTTCCATCATTTTGTTCAAGTGTTTCACCAATTTGAGCAAATAAGTTTACAGCCCTTGAAGCAATGCTTACACCAAGTGATCTTCTTAATCCGTTAGTTGTAGCACTTACAAATGTATGAACCTTATCAACTCCGGCTTTACCAACTTGCATTGTAATAGTTGTGCTTGTTACTGAGTCAATTCTAACTGGTTTGTTAAAGATTGGATCAGTAGGTCTTGGGTGTGATATATTAATCGGTGTAGGATCACTGTCTGATGTTGGGCAACTAAATGTAATTGCATTTTCATCAAAGATTACGTAATCACCTTTAGCAAATCTATGTCTATCGCCAAGTGTCATTTCCATAACACCGGTTAAGTGGTTATATGCAATGTCTGTTGCTGTATAAGCATCGGCCATAGTAGCTCTTCTAACACTGTTAGCAGTAGCACTAATGAAACTATGTACATCAGTATTTGATCCGGCTGAACCAGCATTTACTGTAATTGTTTGAGCGGCAATTGCTGTAATAATGAATGGCTTACCAAGATTAGGATCATTTGCATTTGGATGAGAATCAGTACCACCACCATTAAATCCACATTGGAATGTAATTGCGTTAGGATCGATAGTAATACGATCGCCAACTGCGAAAGTATGAACTCCAATTGTTAATACCATAACACCAGTTACTGGATCGTAAGTAGCATTCGATGGAGAGAAACTTTCTTCATCAAGTAATACTTGAGTTTCTACACCTTGTAGAGGAGTAACTGTTTCGCCTCTTACGATTTGTCCTACTAAGTAAGATACAAATTCGTATGCACCTGATGTTGGAACAATTTCTTCATCACTTAATACTGGTAAAGCATTTTCGAAATAAAGTCTTGAATTATTTACTGTTGCAGCATTACCACCGTGTTGTAAGTCCCAAGAAGCTGTATCAACGAAGATACCTAAGTCTCTTTCACAAGCAGCTTGATCATATACAAATCCAGGATGGTTAGCAGAGATCCAAGCAATAACTTCTTTTTGTATAAACGTTTTGTTATTTTGTAATGCAGTTTTTGCAGCGTATGCGTCAATCGATACTGATTGTCCACCAAATACTAATGCGTCAGCAGCAGCATTTCCGTTTGACATAATATCAATAATTTCGTCGAATGAAGCATTTGATCTTGCGATTGCAGTAGCGTCAGTTAATACTTCAGTTGCAATTTTACCTTTTAACCAAGTAATAGCTCCAACTGTTTCAGTAAGCTGATTATTAACTACGTTGTTTGCACCTACTGTACCGATTCTATAACCTTTACCAACATATACTGAGTTGACGTTTGAATCAGTTGCAATATCTCTTGCTACAGCATTTAAGATATAACCTGTATCTCGCATACATTTATCTTTGTCGTAGATGAAGTAGTTATCGGCCATAAAGGCATCAACTTCGGCTTGTAGATATGCTTTGTTCTTTTGTAAGATTCTAGAAGCATATACACCTTGTTGAGAACCAGCGACTTTAATAACTGCGCCTTCATCAGCACTTACAAATGTATGTGTGTCTGTGTTTGTTCCAGCAGTACCGCAATAAACTGTAACGATATCGCCATTAACTCCGGTAATTGCTAATGGTAACTTGTATGACCAATCACCGATACGTGGTGAGAAATCAGTACCACCGCCGTTTGCTGCGCAACTAAATGCGAAACTTTGTGGTTGTAATTCGATATGATCGTCAGTAGTTAAATCATGTCCTGGGATTGTAATATCTAGGATACCTGTTACTGGATCATAATCTGCAGTTGTAGGAGTATAAGCTTTTAATACTTTAGCAGGATCTGAGAAGAACAATGCATTAGCATCGATACAATCAGATGTTGCACTTACAAATGTATGGTTATTAGCATGGCCATTTGCATTACCTACGTTTACTGTAATTGTGTTTCCAGTTACTGCTTTAACTCTTACTGGTTCTTTATATGCAGGGTGGTCGTATAATGGAGCAGCATCTGTTCCTGTTACACCACCAACATCGCAACTAAATACGATTGATTCTGGAGCAATTTCAATCCATTTACCAACTGGTAGATCGTGATTACCAATTGTAAGTTCCATATCGCCTGATACTGGATCGTATGTTGCAGTTTCTGGAGTAAATGTTCCTGTCCACATGTCACCTTCGCGAATAGCGTTGGCTGTTGCAGATACAAAGGTATGAACTGATGTGTCACTTGACTCACCAACATTTACTGTAATTGTTGTTGCATCTCTATCAGAAATCTTAATTGATTTCTTATATGCAGGATGTCTTTTTTCTGCTTGTATAGCGTTAGTTTCTGCTGATACAAATGTATGTAATCCACCGCCATTTACGACTCCACCAACATTCATATAGATTGTTGTACCCACTACTTTATCGATAACGATTTGTTTCTTATAGAATGGGTGATGTGATTCAGGAGCCGGATGATTAGTTACGTTATCATCCATTGCGCATGTAAATACAATTGAGTTTGGTTTGAATTCAACCAAGTCGCCAGCTTTAAGAGCACCGTAACCAATGTCTGCACTAAACTCTCCAGTTGCTGGATCATAAGATGCAGTTGTTGGAGTAAAGTTCATAAACTCAGTAGTTGGATATGTATGTTCAGTAGTATTTCCGTCTAATGCACATGTGAATGTTAAACTGTTTGGCTCGATGAAGATACTATCGCCAATTTGGAAATCGTGAGAACCAATTGTAAGTACTGTTGTTCCTGAAGTTGGAGTATATACTGCATTTGTAGGAGTATATTTCTTACCATTGTTATTAAGCAATCTAGTCATTTCATCGAATGCTTTATTTGCTCTATCTTCAGCAATTGAATTAGTTACTAATGCGGCAGTTTCTGCTTTTAAGTAATTAATTGAACCAACTGTTTCTACTAATTGTTCGGTAACACTTACTTCGCCAGACTTAGTACGATAAGCTGCACCAGTTTGGATTGAGTTATAGTTTGTACCAAGCATTAAGTCTCTTTGAACTGCAGGTAAGATATATTCTTCTGTATCTCTATGACATTTCTTGCTATCATAGAAGTAGAATTCATTATCTACCCAGTCCATCATATAATCTTGTACGAACTCTCTGTTTTGTTGTAGTTGCTTACGAGCATTACGCTTGTTAGCATCAATTGAACTATTATCTGAGAATCTAATTGCTTCGCCAATTACTGATACTGCATCATCTTTTGCTTCAACAAATCTATGTTCAAAGTTAGCATGAGTTAATCCAGGATTAACTGTAATTGTTTTTGCTGATACTTCGATAATTGGTAATGCAGCAAGATAAGCTTTTTCTGATTTACGTGGATGTGAAATCTTAGTATTAAAGTTATCGCTTGAACATGTGAATGTGAAACCATTCTCAGCAAGGTTAACATAACGTCCAACTGTTAAATCGTGAGTACCGATTGTAATAACCATTCTACCAGATACTGGATCGTAGGTTGCTTTAGTTGGAGTAAATTTCTTACCGGAGTTAGCAAGTGCATTAATAATCGTATTAAATGATGCATAAGCGTCGACTGCTCCAGCAGGAGAATCGTCTTGAATTAACTCATCAGTTGTTTTACGTAATCTTTCGAACGCAGCTACTGTTTCGTTTCTTTGATTTTCAAGAGATGTTCTAGCAGTATTAACATAATATGCTAATCCAGTAGTTACAGCATTATAGTTTGTATCCAATAACATGTCAAACTTAGTTGCTGGTAAGATATATTCTTTTACGTCTCTTTCACATTTATCGCCATCGTAAGCATAGAATTCGTCGTTATTATCGATCCAATCTACAAACTCATCAATGATTAAGTTTCTGTTATCTTGAACAAGTTCTCTAGCTGCAACTGCGTCTGTATCGCCAGTGTTAGCAAATATGATTGGCTCAGCAGCTTCTTCACCATTTTGAAGAATATTTAATGTCTCATCTAAAGATCTGTCTAAACGAGTTAGAACTTCGCCAGATTGTTCGTTAGTAAAGATATGATCAATCTCACCTTTAATATGTTCGATTGAACCAACTGTTTCTGTCATTTGTTCGCCGATAACTACATATGAGATTGGAGAACGATATGTGATACCGTTTAAACGACCCCAGTAGTTAGAATTTGTTGCAACGTCGTAGGATGCAGAATCAACAATTAATCCTGTATCTCTGAAACATTTATCAGCATTGTATCCTTGGTAACCAAGTCCTGGTTGTCCATCAAATCCTGTTGTAGTATTGGCTGTTAAGTATTCAACCATATTATCAACAATTGCTTGCTGGTTTTCTTCAATAGTATCAGCAAAGTCAGAGTTAGAAATTAGGTTAATTGCTACGCCTTCAGAGTCTTGAGTTGCTTGAGCAGGTTTAATAATAACTGTACTACCTCTTGCTCTCATCGATATATCACCGAACTGAGAACCAGAGTTGTTCAATGTCATTTGACCACCGTCTAATGCGAAGAACGCTTGACGTGTAAAGATCGATAATGAACCAATACCGTTAACACCAGCACCGTTTTTAGCAACGTAACCTGTACCGTTTTGAGTACGAGGTGTGAAACCAAAACATAATACGTATGTGTAGAGGGAGTCAGTATCAAGTACTGCTCTGTCTGCTAAAAGACAACCACCACCGCGGCCAACCAATCTATTTGGGAAATCGTCAATCCCGACACTTTCCACTGTACCTGTACCACCACGTTGGGCATAAAGAATATCTCCAACATCTACATTACCTTTCAAGTTTCTGACATAGATTTGTCTGGCTGAATCGATATCATCAATATAAGAAATATATCCTCGAGCACCACTTGAGAAAGTAACTTCGTCATCAACTTCAAATAAGTTTTGAGCACTATGACCGGCTTCTAAATAGAATTCGCGACCTAAATCGAGAATAGTACCTTTTGAGTTAAACGGGTTTAGAGGTGGTTCAACATCTAAACGATTAAAGTTTGATAACTGTGAGGAGTCACGAAGATATGGAGATCTTCTTAACAATGCACCTGGACGATATGCAATAGCAAATCCGCCTTCTGGCTGATCAAAGTTATCTACTTCAAAGTTCATATATGCAAAACCTTGAACATAACAACCTGATCCAACTAGAACACCGTTAGTTTGTTCATAACCTGGCTTTTTCTGAATTACTGTAGCGTACTGACCAGCAGTTGAAGTCATTGCACAATCATCAGGTAATACAATCGGTTCGTCAACGTAGTAGGTGCCTGGACCCACAGAAATATGTACTGCGTTATTAATGTCGTTACGATCTGGGTTACCACCCGCTTTTTGAATCGCAAGCTCTGATGCTCTAGCAAGGGTTCTGATTGGCTGTAGGATGGTTCCTGGATATCTATCGTCACCATCAGATGCTACGTGAATCTTAAGAGATTTTTCTGTTTTCTTCGAGAACTCTTCGTACAATTGACGATAAGTCATCTTCTCGGTATCGCCAGTCTTAACGTTCTTTAATGCAAAGTAAGAATCTTCATCAAGCATTGGCTCGAATGTTTTAGTAAGATTCATATCGAAGTCTACAAGTTCAGATTCTTCGATTGTTGAATTAGAAACTACTGACTCTTCGATATCAGAATTTTTAATTGTTGATCTTTGTTGTACTAGATCTTCAGAGGTAGAACTTCCAATTTGGATATTAGTTGCAACAACTTGATCCATTACACCTTGGAACTGAGCATCTTGTAATATTGGATTAGTGAATGTGTTATTATCACCAGTACCATTTGAGAAGTCAGAATTTGTAATTACAATGTTGTTAGCATTAGTATCGTAAATCTCACCATTTGAGAAGTTCGAATCAGTTATGTCTGTTGTAGTAATCGTATTGTTAGATAAAACAGTATCGTATATTACGCCATTAGCGAATACTGAATTTGTAATTGTAACGTTATCTAAATCTGTAT